ATGCGCGTGGCCGCCGTCATCCACCAGGTCAAGGAACTCGCCATGCGCCACCGCCGCCTCATCCGACGACATGGCCCTGACGATGATCCCCGCATCCGCCAGCGGCTTCAGCAGCGTCGCGGACTGCGACTTCGCCGTGATCACGATGTCCCGGGGATCATGCTTCGCCTCCAGGGCCACCAGCCGGGCCACCGCGCCGCGCGGATGGTCATACCACACCAGGTCCGTCAGCAGCCTGCCGCCAGCCTCGCGTCCGGCGGCCACGATCGCGCAATGCTGGCGGGCCTTCCCGTGGCAGGTGCAGCTATCGCTGATCTCGCACCCGAATGCAACCTCGCCGATCACATCCGCGCCCCTGGCAGCACCCCGGCCGACCACGCGTCCTCGCCGATGACATCCCAGCCGGGCTTGGCGACCTCCGGCCACTGGCAGCCGTACGCCCGGCGGAACTCGGCCAGCTTCATCAGCGAGAAATCAGCCGCCACCGTCTCCTCCGACACCGTGATCCCCAGCGCGGGCATCCGCCGCCGCCAGGTCTCCGGGCAGCCCGGGTCCTCATCGTCGGCGAACGAGTAGCCCGTGTAGCAGCCGGTGTCCGTCAGGCCCATCTCCGCCCGCGCCCGGCCATCCTCGACCTTGCCCCGGAAGTACTCCGACTTCTCCGTCCCCGCCGCGCTTACCACCAGCAGCTGCGCGTCGCGGGTCATCATCGCCGGGCGCATCGCCTGCTCCAGGTGATCATCGGCCTGCGCCCAGGCCTCGTCGATCACGCCCAGATCCAGGTTGTCGCCATGCCCTGACGTCTGCTCCGACGACACCAGGCCCAGCATCGACCCGTTCGAGAACAGGTACGCCTCCGACCCGGACCCCTTCCGCACGCTGATCAGCGAACGGAGCGGCGACGCCTCGATCAGCGGCCACCACACGTCCAGCAGCCGGTGCCGGGCGTCCAGCCGCGTCTGCGCCGTGTAACTGATCTGCGTCCGGGGACGGCGCAGCGCCCGGGCCAGCATCAGCGCCAGCACGTCCACCGTCTTGCCCTGCTGGCGCATCACCTCCAGCACGCCCTGCCGGTACGCCAGCCGCCCGTCCGGCAGCAACTCCGTCACCAGCGCATTCCAGTCGTGCTGCCACGGCATCAGCCCGAACCCCAGCAGCCCCGCGACCTTCGCGATGCCCCGGGCCAGCGTCGGGCGGCCCGGCGTCCGCGGCGTCGCGAACCTAGGACGCGCCAAGCTCCGCGAACAAGCCCGCAAGGTCACCATCCATGCCGCCGCTGCCCTGACCCGCCAGGAGAGCCTGCAATGTCATCCTGAGCTCACGCGCCAGCAGGGCATTGCCCTGATCGATGCCGTACGCCGCCGTCAGCTGCCCCGCCAGCACCCGCAGGCCCTGCGCCGCGTCCGTCACCGGATCCGCGGCCCCGACCGTGCCAGGATCAGCGCGCAGCACCGCGCACCGCACGCACAGCGAATGATCACCGCGCCTGTGCGCGCGCGACCGCCGCGACCGCAGCGCCTCGCTGTCAGCCATCGCTCATCCGATCATCGCCAGCTGCTCGCCGCCACCGCGGTTCATCCGGCCGCAATTGCAGGCCAGGTGCGCCGCACGCTTATTTGCTGCCGTATCATCGCCGCCCTGCGACAGCGGAATCACATGGTCAACGCTGGCAGACCTCGGATGCGGCCACTTGAACGACTTCCCGATCACCTTCCGGCATATCTGGCACCGCCAGCGGTCGCGCTCCAGGATCTGCTCGTTGGTGACGCCGTCATACGTCTCCGCGCGCTTCCGGAGGCGCAGGCGGTTCCGCGCGACTTTCCGCGAGCCGTAGTCACCAGCGGCAACCCGCGTGTACGGAGGCCGCGCGCCGTTGCGCCATGCCTGCGCGCACGACTTCGAGCACCACCGCTGATCCGGCCTGCCCTTCGGCCTCCGGACGTACGGCTCCTCGCACAGAACGCAGACCCTGGGCTCATCTATCGCACGCGGAGGCCGCTGGCAGGCCCGGCACATGCCCGGCGCGGCTAGCCGCTTCGGGCCACCGCATTCTGAGCAGACACCAGCCCCATGCTTCTGACGGCACGCGCCGCAAGTCGGCCGCTCGGCTCCATGGGAGACCATCGGCTTACCGCAGATCCAGCACGCGGCGGCCGGCCGGAGGAGAATCCGGCCACGGCCCCAGGACGGGGTCGCACCAGGCGGCATCCCGGGCAAAGGCGACTGAGACATCGACCAGGCAAAAGCGCGCAGATCACGCATGAGAATCTCCCGGAGATGCGGCAGCCCCCGCTCTCCGGGAGACAGGGGCTGCCTAACCCCCGGCGATCAACCGAGGGCTGTTACTGGGTGTTACCAAAAGCGCAGCGCCACGTGGCACGCGACTGGTTTTATATGCACAAGGCTGTGGAGTCGGCACACAGAAATGATCATGGTCTGCGATTCGATGGCCATCTATATTGACTAGTCAACGACTTGCGACCACCCTGGATGGTCGGTCAGCGCGCGGAGGGTGGCTCAGCGCCCTGGGGTGGTCAGCCTGCCATGGTCACCGTGCGTGATGGCCGCATGGCGGCCATCCTTCGCCATGTCCGCGTATGCGCGTGCTACGAGGATGGCGGGGTTCGCGCGCCGGGGCCTGCGTGCCCACTCTTCCGGGCTGAGGCTGGCTTCGGGGCAGTTCCCGGCCTCGTTGTCGAGCAGCCCGGCCAGCGCCTGCCAGAACGGGTCGGGGCCGTGCTGCTCGCGCATCAGCCGGGCTGCCTGGCTGACCTCGTCTTCCCATGCGGTCATGCCGTCCACGGTAGCGGCTACCACTGGCGTGATGCCTGCCAGCGTCGTGTCATGCCGCGCATCCGGTTGCCCCGGCTGGCGCCCTCGCCCCGGTTGTGGCGGCGGCAGGCGAGGCCGGGCAGGTAGCCGCCGCGGGCATGGTCGTGCGGCAGGTCGATGTACCGGCGTGCCAGGCGTACGGGCCACCACATCATGGGCTCGCCGCCGATGGCGCACATGTCGCCGGGCCGGTAGAGCCGGAGGCGCCGTTCGCGTTCTGCCCGGTGGCGGTGGTCATAGCCTCTGGCTGCCGCTGAGAGCCTTGGCCTGGTCCTGGCCATCAGGCCAGCGACTGTATCCGGGACGGGCGCAGGTCCGGCTCGGACCTGGCGGTCGCGCGCCAGTACGCGCAGCATCCGGCGCACAGCGGGATCTCGTTGCCGGACAGGGCCGCCGTCCACAGGTAAGCGGCCGGGCGCTTCGGCCGGCCATGGGGACAGCTCCAGCATTCGCGCGGGCTAGCGGGCGGCCCGGATGGCTGCCGTTCGCTGGCCACTATGACGTTCATGGCTTTCGCGGTCATGGCCGGTATCTTTCCCAGGCGGTGAGTGCCTGCCGCTGCCGTGCGTGGCCGTCGCCGTAGCGGTCCTGGATGTAGCCGCGCATCCAGCGGGGCTGCCTGCGGGTCCTGCGGGTGCGGATGCGGCGGTACAGCGCGGCGATCATGGCTGCCAAGGGTAGCGCGGGCTAGCCAAGGTTCACGGCCACCAGGATGGCGGCGGCATTGAGCACGGCGATGAAGGCAGCCAGGGCGATCAGGGCGCGGATCAGCCACCGGATGCGCTCAGCGTCGGGCAGGCGCGGGCGCGTCCTGGCCATAGGCGAAGTCGATTGCAGCCTGCACTGCGGCGGTGTCATCGGTGCTGCCGTCGCCTTCCGCGCCGGAGAATCGCGCGTTCCAGGCGAGGATCTTTCCGTCAGTGACAACCTGCTGCGGGGCGGCCATGGTCACATCCTGTCAGAACGTGCCGGGCAGCGTCGCCGTGATCCCGTTGGTGGTGTCGCTCACCGTGACATCGCCGTAGACGACGGTCATCGGCGGGGAGCAGGGGGGCTGGAACGACGCCGTCAATGACAGCGTGAAATCGGCGTGGCCGTTCTGCACGGGGAAGTCCCCGGCGGCGGTCACGGTTTCCTTGTTCGCCGCCTGCGGGAACTGCTGGCCCGGGTTGAGGCATGCCGCGGCCGCGGTGACCACGATGTGGACCTGGGCGAGGTTGCCGAGCCCGGCTTCCTTGCCGCTGACGGTGAGCGTGTCACCCGTCCGAGCGGCGGTGACGGTGCCGTCGACGAAGTGCGCGGAGCCGGCGTGCGCGGGGAGGGCGGCGGCGAGGAGGAGGAACGGGACGGCGAGCAGTGCGAGCAGGCGGCGCATGGCGGGATGGCTCCAGGGGGGGCATGGGGAAGCGCCCGTCTCAGGGCGCAGAGGACCGGCAGTCATCCTGATGTTGCCGCACGTCACGGGCGTTGTCAACGTGCCCGAGGAGACACGCCGCGGCGCGTGCGGCCGCGGTGTCGTACAGTGCCCTGCCGCGGCTGCCGGTGCCCTCGCGGGTGATAAGCCCGCGATGCGCCCAGGAGCGGATCGTGGACGGGGAGACGCCGAGCATGAACGCGATGGCCTGGGTGTCGGCGAGGGTTCCGGCCACCCGTTAATCATTGCACCGGCCGGCCGTAATCCGGCAGAGGCGCTTACAGG